TTTATTTTTTCCAAAACAGTTAGGACAAACATGTTCCATGTCTGGAACTAACTCTTCACATGTTACACGTGCCATATCTTGTATCATTGCATCATGATCACCCTGGTATTTCTCTTCCATTTGTGCCATGAATATTTCTTTCATTCTTCCCATAATTATAATTTTTTAAAACAAGTTCTCTTGTGCTCAAGCATCTTGCTTACTGTTAGTCTATTAATTTTATTTATAAATCTTACTTTGCCTGTTCTTTTACCTAGATCATATGCTAATCTGCATAATATCATTTGAACTGCTGCAAGTACTACATATATTATTTCCATTGATTATCTTTTTAAGGGGTTATAGTATTTAATTTTATTTTGATCAAAGCCTTTTAGTGCTGACTTGACCCATGATTCATCTTGTGTTCCTTTGTAGCACAGTATGTGACATGTTGCTGTCTCAGTAGGATTTAGTCTTAATAACCTACCAATTCTTTGTGCAGTTTTCTTTTCATTACCATATGCATGCATAATAATACCTTGTTTCAGGTTCTTTATTGTAACACCTTCTGATAATTGTAACACACAGGATAACTGATTAATTCTTCCATCAATAAACATCTCCAGGTTATCTTCTGATTTCTTATTAGTAGAGTGATAACTATACTTACATATTCTATCTGCTTGTTTCTGAGTGTTAGCAAATATAATACACTTAGATCCTAAGTTCTTTAGTAATGATTTAGTATAGTCTTCTTTAGTTGTATATTCCATTAGTGCCCTCATTCTCATTATAGCAGCAAATTGTTTTTGCTTTTGAGTCTGAGCTTCAGCAACTCTATTTGTAACATAACCATAGTCTTTGAGTTCATTAGTCCACCATGTACCGCCTGTTGTTTTATTAGTTTTCTTTAACGTTGGTAGCTTGGAGAGCTCTAGCTCATGTATAATTATTTGATAATCATTTAATATGTTAGAGTCTGTTGCATCATCAACACTGAATTCATATTTAATTGGACAATACTTATTTACTAGTCTGCCTTTTTCTGATTGTTTATCTCTTGGTGGTGTACCGGTTAGACCCAACACCTTACCTTTAAATAAACTTAAGAACATCTCATGAGATGGGAGTAGTGAATGACACTCATCCAAATAAACTATATCATATTCATTTGGGTTGTGCTTCTTTAAGGATAGATATGTAGTAAATGTTATATGCTTTACTAGCTTCTCTAATTTCATCTTGCCTAACTCATCAATCCATGATTGAGATACTGAGTGCTTTGGTATTACTACCAGGGCTTCTATTAAAGGATTAAAGTTACTCATAAGATGTTGTATGGCAATTCTTGTTTTGCCCACACCCATAGATATACCTAATCCACATCTTTTATTTTTCAATGCAATGTCTAATGCATCCTCTTGTACTAGTTCTCTGTTGGTCATTTATTTTCTTGTGTTCTTGGTAGAGAAAATCCCAGTTCAATTGCTTCAACTGTGTTTTCTTCTATCCACATGTGACAATTTCTACAGACAGGTAACCATGTGTCTACATTTAAATGGTTTAAACCTCTGCCTTGTTTATGATGTATGTCTGTTGCCTTTATAGTACAGTTATGTATGTTAGCATGACAGACTGGATTGTCTGTTAAATACGGCACACGCATCTTGGTGTATGCCGCATTTAACTTAGACATCTTTTTTGAATAGTTATTAATTCCCATTTGTTATTGTAAAGAAATTTCTAGGCAATAACCCTAATGATAAGAACTTAAGTATAACATCTTCATATTTAATACCTAACTCCTTGAAAGTCATAGTGTTATTGTAATCTTCTAAAGTTTCTTCTGCAGGTATAGACAGTATATATTCTACTGTTTTACCTGTAAAAGTCTTACGAAGATAGTTATTTATTTTCTTATTACAAATGGTTTGCTTCCAAGCATTAAGTTCTCTTTGTGCTCTTCTCCATACTCTACTTATTCTACGTTTCTTATCCCAATGAAGCTTCTTAACTTCCTCAGGTTTATAGACATTAAGACCATGAAGCACTCTCTTGAATAAGAATACTTGGTATTTATTTAGCTTTGAATAATTAAGTGAGTTAACTATAGACTCAGGGTGTAACTGATACTCACTGAGTAATCCATAGTATTGATAACGTTCTTCTCTTAGTTTTAAGAGATTCACTTGTTGTTGTTGATTTAGTTTCTGTAATTGTTTTTGTGATAGCATTTTAGTAGTGTTTTTTAGTTAATGATTTTTTAATAATACAAAAGAGCTGAGGTATTACCCTACCCCAGCCCTAGTGTATCTCCAACAAATTAAATTATAGTGCGAATTCCTTCTTCAGGTCTTCCACTTCAACTTCTTTGCTATCATCAACTACATCAACTACTTCTACTTCTTCTCCTCCATCTTCCACACTTTCTTCAAACGCTTGGTCTGGAGTCTGTGTCATTGTTTCATTAGTAACAGTGACACCATTTGCTGTTCTGATTTCATCAGCATTAGTATGATCAATGAATGTATCTTGTGCATTTGGATCTGACTTGAACTTAGTTGTTCTATAGATGTTTCTTTCTTCACCAGTCTCACGATCTACACTCTTGCAGATTACACCTGTCTGACCAGCCATCTTTAGATTACGCTCATCACCTGTAAAGGACTCTATAACTACTATTCTACCTCCTGGCTTAGTATTAGCATCCCAACCTAATGATTGTAATACTTCCATCTGACCCTGTAGTAGTGTAGATACAGGCTTCTTGTTTACAAAACCATTATTGATTGTGATTCTGTCTTGTACTAGTCTAATGTGACCATACTCTGGATTGTTCTGTGATTGTCTGATAACATTACCCATGTCATCAGCTACAATAGTAACTTCTTGATTTAAATTTTGCATTTTTTTTGGATTATTAAATTAATAAATGATTAATGTGCCTAACTATTAGACATCATCTGAATGGAAATACGGGTCTTCCAACTTTTCAAACGCCTCCATCTCATCTAAGGCTGGCTCAAATTCTTCTATAAACTCTATAGATTCTTTGATCTCCTTAGGTGTAGTTGTACTGGAGAAGCTATTATAAAAAGGATTACCCACTTCTTTAGTATACGCTGAACTTAATCCATTTAGATCTTGTACCTCTTGATCTGTAAGAGAGAGATACTGTTCTAATGAACATTCAATTATTCTACCATTGGGCAATTGTACTATCATTTTACTAATTTAATACTAACAAAAGTAAAATAATAAATTGCTCTGAGACAATAATAATTAAATATCTTGGTTCAAATTCAAAAATAAAGTACAGTATATAGCTAACGCTTAAATTATGTATAGCTTTCTACCAACTCTTTTTATGTAATTATGTGCTTTTAACTCCCTAATGTATCTACTGACTGTGTCAGGTGTAACATTTAGAGTATCAGCTAGTGTTGACAAGGAAGGAAAACAACTTCTTTCTTTGTCTGCGTAACAGGATAGTAGTGAATACAATCCCTTTGCTTGTATGGTTAAGCTTGGATCAGATATAACCTTGTGGTTTACTATTCCAAACTTAAAATTTATCTTCTTCTTGGACATGATCTTTTAATAGTCTAAGTAAAACCATGTTAGTATCTAATTCTTTAACTAGATCTATGTCTTTAAGGAAATACTTTTCATTCATATAAGAGCCAAAGCCAGTTTCTTTACCTGACTTTCTCCAATTGTTATACTCATCCTTTACGAGTTCAGGTGATAATCTAGGCATAGTTTGATATTGGTTTATCAGTATCAAGAATATCAAAGTACTTAATCTCATCTACGTCAACGTATGTTAACTCCATTGGATTGAACGTATCTTTGTGTAATCTAAGTACTCCATCACTGTCATGATATAGTAGTTCTACTTCTAGTGTTGAACGAAAAGGATTATATGGTTCAGTGCTACTCCAGCTTGAATCTCCTGTAACTTTAGCATAAACATAGCCATTACCTGGACTAAGCTTAAGATCATCTAGTACATCCCATTCAAATTCAGCTCCTGCATGATATGATCTAGGCTTAACTATACAATAGTCTCCTATTTGTAATGGTCTATACTGTGTGTCCATGTATGCAAGATGTAATATAGATTCTTTGGCATGATCAGTTAGATCTGTCATTAGCATAGAGAATATGTGTTCAGTGTTACTGTTACCCTGTACATTTAGTATTTCTTTTAGCAACTTTTGTAGTGCTTGGTTTGATATGTTATAATTGTCTGGCATATAATTTTATTTAGTATTAGTATTTTGTTTTATGATAGAGGGCACCCAATACCCAAACACGTTAAGAAAAGGTATCAGGTGCCATATCAACTAACCACAATTAACAAAAACAAAAACAAGACCTAACTACTCATGTTATTATCTAACATAAATAGCTGGTGTTGTTAGTCTATTATCACTAATAGGTTTTTAATTAAATAGTTTCTTAATTCTATTTAATAAGCTTAATTTGGGTTTAAATCCGAACTGTTCAAAGGTCATTTCTAATACACCTATCTCAGTCCTGATATATTTATTTGCATTATCAGTAAACTCAATGTCTCCTGTGTGCGTATTTAGTTCTACTGCTTCTTCTTTATATTTAAGATGTGCTCTTTCTTCACTAAGAAAACGTAGTAAAGATTCATATTGTTCTTGTGTCATAGCAGTATATTTATTGGATTATTACTTTTCTTTCTACGCTTCCATCATCATAGATAAAGAACACAGGTTGATTGTACATGATTACATCTTTACCCCATAGATCTATTATCTTTACGACTTTTCTATACTGATATGTTTCAGCTACGTCTGTTAACATGCACGATTCACTGAAGTATTGGTTATTATCAAGCTGAGCATGACCAGCAGGAAAATTATTTGCTTGAGTTATATCATATACATTTATACATTCTAAGCCTGGATTGTTAAATGTATGAAGTATATTTATCAAAGGGTTATTGCTTATATCAAGTTGTGTAAGCTGATTGTCACTAATAAACAAAATCTTTAGACCAATATTATTACTTAGATCTATACTTGTCAATTGGTTATATTGAGCTTCAAGGTTTATTAAGCTAAGGAAGTCTTCTATACCTGTTAGGTCAGATATACCTTGGCCATATATATTAAGATTTGTTATATCACTTATGTTAGATGTAGTGACATAGTCATCATTTGGTATTCCGTTACCTATACCCATATACTCTAAGGCAGCCTCAAAGTTATCATCTGGTACATAGGTTTGTTGTTGTGCCATAGATATTAATGGCATGAATAAGATTATTAATAGTTTTTTCATAATTGTTATTGTTTATTTGTTAGAGATTATTTGATTAAGATTCCGGGTACTATGCCTATTCTCCTATAGAGAGAGACACAGACCATTATGTTATAGTTACGCTAGTAGTTACATTAGTGTTAGCTATATATATAGTTTAGGTTGTAATAATTATTTTGATGTGGTAAATAGTGGTAATATGTGGATATGAGACCAGGTACATACAGTTTAACACACTTTAATGTACATGTTATGCACACATTTAAAAGAAAGGGAGCAAAAAAGAGGAAAGAGAGAGAGAAACGGGAAACATGTTGCAGTATGTAGTATAAAACCAGAAACATGTGTTAGATTGTATGGAAATAAACAAAGAGAGAGCTATTACACTCTCTCTTACAGTCTACATAGTTTTTACATAGTATACATTATTTACTGTTTCACCATTAGAATTAACAAGATTTTCTTTACTTAACTCTAAGTCTTCTGATAATAAAGCAAAGTTACCTTGGTAAGTATTAAACCAACTGTCTTTACTCTTATCACCTGTCTTGATAGGGTTATCCATATCAATCTCAAAGTCCTGAATGAAAGTATCCCACCATGGATTATCAAATGAATAAGCATTATTGTTTTCATCTTTTGGATTGAATACACCATATTTTACAGATCTTCTGTCTGTACTTGCACTTGCAGATTGTGAACCAATTGATACTGATCTAGTTTTTTCTATTGGTGTATCAGTTGTGATAATAGAACGGAACTGTGATCCGTCTGAACGTTGTCCTTGATTTAAGGAATAAAAATATAACATAATTAATAAATTTTAATTGTTGTGGAAATATTACGGGGGGTAACCCAACCACAATTATAAGGTGGGGAGCAAAAGGGGAGGAGGTACATAGCACGCAAAATACACAACTTTGGTGGGGGGGAAGAAATTTTTTTAATCAGGTGGGGGGCATGTTAGTGCTAAATAATTTTTATGGGACTAGAAATTTTAGTATATTATTCTTATAGATGTAGTATAACTAAAAACAAAACTTATGTCACAATGGGAAAATGAACCTGAGCATGAAAACGGTTTAACGGAAATTGAACAAATGCAATTGGAGCAAGTACTTCTAGAGACAGCGTATAATAATTCTTATTATGTTTTAACTAATCAAATTAGTTTTGATGACTTGTTAGAAAAGAAATTTGATAAAGGTCATGAGGCAGTAATGGCTTACGACCCACTAACTGGACCTACGCAAGAACAACTTGAGAATATGATCCATCACTACATAGGTTTTGAACAATATGAAAGATGTGCTAAACTGCAAAAGATAATGGATGAAACGTATCCTCAAACTTCTAAAGCATAAATATCGTATCTGTTATAAAAAATAAAAAGAAATTATGGCGTTAAAGAAAAAAGCAACTAAGAAAAAAAGCACCGTAAATAGTTCAGGGAACTATACTAAACCTACTATGCGTAAAAGATTGTTTAATTCTATCAAAGCTGGGAGTAAAGGTGGGGCTCCTGGTCAGTGGTCTGCTCGTAAAGCTCAAATGCTAGCAAAAAGGTATAAAGCAAACGGAGGCGGATATAGAGGAAAAAAGAAATAACTAATGATAATAATTTGGCCTTCATGAAAAAAATAATAATATTCGTGCTGTTTACATTAGCAGCATGTGCAGCACCAAAAGAGTGTTGCTCACAAAATAAAGATATAGTATGCAATCAAAACAATTAAAGCAAATAGCTAAAGAATTAAAAAAAGCTTCAGCTATGCACAAAGCACAGGCACTTAAAATAGAAAAGCTTCTTAAGGCTATGCCTAAAAAGAAAAAGTAATGGCAAAGACTAAACAGCAGAAAAGTCTTACTAGATGGACTAAACAGAAGTGGAGAACGGCAAGCGGAAAGAAATCTTCTGAGACTGGTGAAGTATATGCTCCATCTAAGACTATTTCTAAGCTGAAGAGTACTAAGAAAGGTAAAAAGAAATTAGCTGCAGCAAACGCAAAGAAAAGAGCTGCTACAAGAAAAGGTAAACAACATGCTAGTCATGGTTTACATAAAGGTAAAAATAGATAATTATGGCTGCAAAAAAAGATAGTAGATTAGCAAAAGCAGGAGTGTCTGGTTATAATAAACCTAAAAGAACTCCTTCTCATCCAAAAAAATCACATGTAGTTGTAGCTAAGGTAGGAGATAAAGTAAAAACTATACGTTTTGGTCAACAAGGCGTAAAAACTGCAGGTAAACCTAAAGCAGGGGAATCTGCAAAACAAAAAGCAAGACGTAAGAGTTTTAAAGCTAGGCACGGAAAGAATATTGCTAAAGGCAAAATGAGTGCTGCATATTGGGCTAATAAAGTCAAATGGTAAAATAAATGTCTTAAACTTTTTTTATTTAAACTATTTATGTATGTTTGTAGTTTAACATAAAAAAATTATAATGGCAAAATTAAATCTTGATCCAAACAAGGATCCACAATTAAGCAAAGAAGAATTAGCAGCACGTAGAGAAGAAATTACAGCTTTCTATAAAGATAATATACCACACTTAACTGTACAAGCTGAGTATGAAGATCTATTAGCTACAATAGAAAAGGCAAGAGCTGAAAGAATGCAAGCACAAATGTATTTAGCACAAGCATATGCTGCTTCTAAAGAAGGTGATAACGCAAGCCCAGACTCTGAAGATGCTAAAGCATTTAAAGAAGCAATGGAAAAAGCTGCATCTAATATAGAATAGTATGAGACTTCTTAAGTTAGGTGATAAGAATTTAGAGGTAAAAAAGTTACAACTTAAACTTGGTTTACCACAAGATGGTCATTTTGGTCCACAAACAGAAAAGCACGTAATAAGATTCCAATTAAGCAATGGTATAACAGCTGATGGTATAGTTGGTTCTCAGACATGGACTTTATTAATTAATACACCATTTAGATTATCTGAAGAGATTGATGAAGATAATGATTTATCTAAACAACATTATACAACTAACTATAATCAAACTATACATAAATACTTTTTACCAAAAGGTGAATTTGTAGAAGGACCTATCAGAAATCATTATATATTCTTGCATCATACAGCAGGTAATTCAAATCCTTATGCGTGTATAGATATGTGGGGTAGAGATAAAAGAGGAAGAATTGCTACTGAATTTGTTTTAGGTGGTATAAATCACAGAAATGGTAATGATGAATATGATGGTGTTATGGTTCAAGCATTTGATACAGGCAATCAAGCTTATCATTTAGGAAGAACTGGATCTGGGTTTATGAATAAACATTCTGTAGGATTAGAAATATGCAACATGGGATATTTAGACAGTACTACTAAAAAAACTTATGTAAATAGTATATGTCAGAAAGATCAGATTACAGAATTGGATCAAATGTTTAAAGGTAAAATGCATTGGCATTCTTATTCTGATAAACAAATAAAAGAAACTGAAAAGTGGATTAGGTATGTAGGTGAGAGAGATCAAATAGATGTTAGATTAGGACTCAAGCAATTTATACAAAAATATGGTGCTATAAAAGGTTTTGATTTTCAAGAGGATGCATACTATGGTAAAGTAGAAGGTTTATTAACACACACCAATGTAAGAAAAGATAAGTGGGATTGTTATCCCCATCCAGACTTTGTTGATATGATAATGAGTTTATAATATATGGCATTAGTAAATAAGATATATTTAAAATTAAAAGTTAATTTAGATACATGTGTAATGTATTAAATAATGACTTATTGTTTTTTTAAAAAAATAGTTATAAGTAATTCTGATTTAAAATTTCTTATGCACCTTTCTAAGAATGATAATATAGAACTAACTAAGTTCTGTATTAAACTAGTAGATGGTAATATATTTAAAAGCCCACAATCTGCAAGAAATGCAATAACAAAAGCAGAGAAAAAAGGATTATTAAGTAAAAGTGGAATAAATAAAAAAACTATTACCATAAATAAAGACATGAATATACAAAAGGAAGGTTTAGTATTGTTGGATTATAAAATACTTGGTAATGAATCCCAAGAAGCATAAAGAATTTAAAAAAAATATAGCTGAAGAGGTTGGGGTTCATCAATCAGTAGTAGATGATTTTATTGCTTTTTACTATGCTAAGCTTAGAAAGCATTTATCTAATTTAGAGTATCCTAGAATTCAAGTAGATGGTCTAGGTACATTTATACTAAGAAAGAGTAAGCTTGAAAAAGCAATAAAAAAGAATAAGAGTATGTTGGGTAATATAGCTAAAAGAACTTATAATGGTTTTGCTAAAAGTGAAGATATACAATTGAATATTGATAATATGGAAAAGGCTAGAGAACTAATAGAAAAAAACTTAACAGACAAAAAAATCTTTAAGAAAAATAAAAATGGCAAGTAAAATAAAACAACTATTAGGAGCATTTAAAAATTTTGATCAGATTGCAGAAGGATTATCAAACAATGTCTTTAAAAAAGAACATGTTGAAGCTGTTGCAACAGATAGATTTCAAGTGTGTATAAGTTGTTCATTGTTTGATGCATTTGGTAAAGATTGTTTAGCTCCAGGAACTCAACCATGTTGTTCAGATTGTGGTTGTAGTTTAGCTTTTAAAATTAGATCTTTACAATCTGAGTGCCCAAAAGGATATTGGAAAGCAATGGCTACTGAAAAACAAGAAGAAGAGATTATGAATCAAGTAATTAAAAATCAAGAAAATGAAAAACAATAATTTAACATTAATCAATAGCAACACTAGTATAGCAGGTAATACAGAAGTTGTATGGTGTACTACTGATACATATAATTTAAAAACAGAATATAATGGCAATACTATTTAAAGAAGAAGGTCATATCTATGAAAGCACAGATAATGATAAAATATCTTGGGTAAGTGTTACTGGATTAGTAAGTAAGTTTAAACCTAAGTTTGATAGAGAAGGTCAAGCTGCAAAATCTGCAAAAAATAAAAGATCAAAATGGTATGGTATGACTGCAAAAGAAATTATAGCAGCATGGGATGGTGAAACAGAAAGAGCAATAAAGTTAGGAAACTTTTATCATAATCAAAGAGAGAATGATATGCTTGATTTTAAAACTATTCAGAGAGAAGGAACAGAAGTACCAATTATAAAACCTTTAGTTAATGAAGAAGGGGTTAAGATATCTCCTAATCAGAAACTTAAAGAAGGTGTATATCCAGAACATTTAGTATTTCTTAAGTCAGTAGGCATATGTGGACAAGCAGATTTAGTTGAAGTAGTAAATGGACATATAAATATTACTGATTATAAAACCAATAAAGAAATAAAGGATAAAGGATTTACAAATTGGGAAGGTATTACTAATAAAATGTTTAGGCCTGTAAATCATTTAGATGATTGTAATCTTAATCATTATAATTTACAACTCAGTATTTATGCGTATATTATTAAAAAGCATAACCCTAAACTAAAGATAGGTAAATTAGTAATACAACATGTAAAGTTTAAACAAGTAGGAGAAGATTCAAATGGTTATCCAATTAATGAACATGTTAATGGTGAGCCAGTTTTAGAAAATATAAAAATATATGAACTACCATATCTAAGAGATGAAGTAAACTCACTAATGATGTGGATAAAAGATAACCAATGAAATTAAAAGAATTTACAGCAGCAGTACCAATACAATCACGTACATCAAGAATACCAACTGACTTTGCTTTTTTTGAAACATTGGTAACTATTGATTTAGAAGATATAGCATACTTTAAACAATACTTTCATTTAGGAAGAGAAGCTTTTCAGAATGACTATACAGAAGTACTAATGAAAGGTGCTGAAAAACCTATTGTATTAAGAATAGGATATGAAGAATTTAAAAATAACATATCATGATAGTAAAATTATTTGATATACAAAATCAAACTTTAGTTGTAACAGAACATTGTTATGCTCTTCCATTTCTTAAAAAGATTATGGATGAATATCCTGATACGCATATGCAAGTATATCAATATATATTTTACATGACATGTCCTGATCCTGATCTTAATCCATTTTTTAATTTACCTGAACATCAAAAAGAAGATATTATTATTGAAGAAATAAAATTAGAAGAGTCACCAGAAGATGGAACAATAAGGTATGGTTATGATATGTGTAAGAAACTATATGAAACACCTACATATAGGGCTTATGTGGGTATTAAGGCTATGTTAGATAGATTAGGTAAGTATATGGAGGTAACCCCTATAGAACATGGTAGAGACGGTAATATGAACTCTATGATAAATGCAGCTGCTAAGTTTGAACAAATAAGACAATCATATAAAGGTGCATTTTTAGATATGAAACAAGAACAAGAAAGCTCTGTACGTGGTGGTGCAGGATTAGCTTATGACCAACTATAAATAAAATTATTAAATATGAGTATGACAGTTATACCGGTAGGTAAAAAATTACTATTAAAAAAATGGAAGGTAGAAACAAAAACAGCTTCTGGAATTATTATTCCTGAGATAGCTCAGAAGAAAGAGTTTAAAGGTACTGTAGTAGGTAAAGGAAAAGATGTACATGAAATTGAAGTAGGAGATATAGTACAATATGCAGAACACGCTATGCCAACACCAATGATGCACCAAAATGAAGAACATCTTCTTGTTCAAGAAGGTGATGTGTTTGCCATAGTAAGATATGATGAGTAGAATCATACCTACATATGATAATAATAAGTGGACAACTACTGAATTTAAAAATGATTTAGAACTTAGAGAATTTATTGAGTCAATTTTTAGTGAGCCAGGTGAATATGGTTTTACTGAGATGGCTTATAAATTTAATGAGGAAGCTAAAAGATTTACAGCAGAAGGTGTTTATTGTTCTAGCCCTTTTAGATCTAAAGATTTTACAGCATACTGGGATGATCAAAAGAATAAATGTAGGAATGGTGTTATATACAAAGATAAAGATAAGACTTGGTATATAACTAGAGATTATTATATGTGGTTAAACTTTTTACCAATATTTGATAAAGAGGAAAAACATTATGGATTTGCTAAGGTTAGAGATGCACAATATCACATGGCATTATATGAATGGTTAGCAGAGTTAAATAATCAACACGCTGCTATACTTAAAAAACGTCAGATAGCTTCATCATACTTTCATATGGGTAAGATAATAAATACCTATTGGTTTGAAGAAGGTAGTACTTGTAAGATTGGTGCTTCACTAAAAGACTTTATTAATGATAAAGGTTCCTGGAAGTTTCTAGAAGAATATAAAATATTTTTAAATGAACATACTGCTTGGTATAGACCAAGTAATCCAGAAAAGGTTTTATTATGGCAACAACAAATTGAAGTTAAGGTTGGTAATAGAAAAACAGCAAGAGGACTTAAATCAAAGATACAAGGTGGTTCTTTTGAAAAGAATGCAACTACAGGGGTAGGGGGTCCATGTACATACTTCTTTCATGAGGAGGCTGGAATTGCACCAAAGATGTCTGAGACTTATGAATACTTACGTCCTGCTATGTCATCTGGTATGATGACTACGGGTATGTTTATAGCTGCAGGATCTGTGGGTGATTTAGATCAATGTAATCCTTTGAAAGAAATGATAATGAATCCTGATGCTAATGATATATATGCAGTAGAAACAAACCTAATAGATGCTGATGGAACAATAGGTATGGCAGGTTTATTTATCCCAGAACAATGGTCTATGCCTCCCTACATTGATGACTATGGTAATTCACAAATAGAAGAAGCAATAGAAGCAATACAATTAGAAAGAGAAAGATGGAAAAATGAATTAAATGGTGAACAATTTCAATTAAGAATATCTCAGAAACCATTAAACATTTCTGAAGCATTTGCATATAGAAAAGCTTCAATATTTCCACAAGGTGTATTATCTAAACAACTTAAGAAAATTGAAGAAAAAGAATACCCATATGAATTAATTGATTTAACAAGAGAGCAAGAAGGAATAGTAGCTAAGAGATCTAACAAATTACCTATATCTAGATTTCCTGTTGATAGAAAGCAACATGATAAGACTGGTGTAATAGTAGTATGGGAAAGACCAACATCTGCACGTCCAGACTTTGGACAGTACTATGCATCTATTGACCCTGTGTCAGAAGGTAAAACCACAACTTCAGATTCATTGTGTAGTATATTTGTATATAAAAATGCTGTAGAAGTAATTAGAGAAACAGTAGCAGGAGATACAGAACAGTTTATAGAGAAAGATAAAATAGTAGCTGCATGGTGTGGTAGATTTGATGATATAAATAAAACACATGAAAGATTAGAATTGCTTGTAGAATGGTATAATGCATGGACAATTGTAGAGAATAATATATCATTATTTATTCAACATATGATAGCAAGAAGAAAACAAAGATACTTGGTACCTAAACAACAAATACTATTTTTAAAAGATCTTGGTTCTAATAAATCAGTATATCAAGAATACGGTTGGAAAAATACTGGTACATTATTTAAAAGTCATTTAATATCATATGCTATAGAATTTATAAGAGAAGTAATTGATGAAGATTTAGATGATAGTGGTAATGTAATTACACAAACATTAGGTGTAGAAAGAATACCTGATCAAATGCTATTAAAAGAAATGTTAGCGTATTATCCTGGACTTAACGTAGATAGACTAGTAGCTTTTGGTGCATTGATTGCATTTGTAAAAATACAACAATCTAACAGAGGATACTCTAAAAGACGTGAATCAGAGGATAAATCCTTGGTAAACTCAGAAAATTTGTATAAATTAAAGTATAGCCCGTTTAAGAATATTGGTAGGGGTAGAGGTAGTTCAAGTAGTAAGATCAAAAGATCTGGATTTAAAAATTATAAATAGTAAATATGAGAGTATTAAATGCAATGCAATTAAAGAATGGTGCTAAGGCAGAAAGTGGACCTACATTTTCTAGTCTAACACAACCAACTCAATTTTTACCATTTTCTAAAAAGACAGATGATTGGGCTGCTTGGAATCTTGATTGGTTAGAATTACAAGGTATTGAATTTTTACGTTTAAATGCAAGAAGACTTTTAAAGAATTATAAACTTGCTAAAGGTATTATTGATAAAACAGATTACATTGTAGAACCAGACAATGATTATAAAGACATGATGGATGTTCTTACTAAAGAGAATGACTCTGCATTAGAATTAAAGTTTTATCCTATTGTACCAAATGTTATAAATGTATTAACAGGTGAGTTTGCTAAAAGATATTCTAAGGTTCAGTTTAGAGCAGTTGATGATGCATCTTATAATGAGATGCTAGAACAAAAAAGAATGCAAGTAGAGCAATCTTTATTAGCTGATGCTGAGAGACAGCTTACTATGAAGATGCTTGATATGGGTATGAATCCTGGATCAGAAGAAGGATTAAAACAACTATCACCAGAAAATTTAAAAACTTTACCAGAAATAGAAGACTTCTTTAGTAAGTCATATAGAAGTATGGTTGAAGAATGGGCATCACATCAACTTGCAGTAGATGAAGAAAGATTTCATATGCAAGAACTAGAAGAAAGAGGATTTAGAGATATGCTTATAGCAGATAGAGAATTCTGGCATTTCCGTATGCTAGAAGATGACTATGATGTAGAGCTATGGAATCCTGTATTAACCTTCTATCAAAAGTCTCCAGATCAAAGATATATAGCAGATTCAAACTATGTAGGTAAAGTAGATCTTATGACTGTATCTGATGTAGTTGATAGATATGGATATTTAATGGATAAGAAACAACTTGAATCTTTACAAAAAATATATCCAGCAAGATCAGCACAATATCAAGTTAATGGTTATCAAAATGATGGTGCATATTATGATGCTACTAGATCACATGCATGGAATACCCAAATGCCTGGTTTAGCATATAGACAATACACAAGTAATTATTGGAATGATCCATCAGCAGGTGGAGATATCCTAAGTGAAATACTAGATCAGAGTGAAGACATGACACCTTTAGATGAAGGTAATTTAATGAGAGTTTCAACTATATATTGGAAGACTCAACGTATGTTAGGTCATTTAACTAAAATAGAAAATGATGGTGAAGTAACACAAGAAGTAGTTGATGAAACATTTAAGATTACTGAGAAAGCAGTATATGACACTTCTATTTTTAAGAACAAGACAAAGGAAAATTTATTACAAGGTGAGCATATAGATTGGATATGGATTAATGAAGTATGGGGTGGTGTTAAAGTTGGTCCAAATTTACCAGCCATGTGGAGATCTACAATGGGTGACAACATTAATCCAATATATATAGGAATAAATAGAACTAAACCTGGTAGGTTACCTTTTCAGTTTAAAGGTAATAATACACTATATGGGTGTAAACTTCCTGTAGAAGGAAGAGTATTCTCAGATAGAAATACCAGATCAACTTCATTAGTAGATTTAATGAAGGCATATCAAGTTGGGTACAATATGGTTAATAACCAGATTGCAGACATTCTAATAGATGAATTAGGAACAGTAATCATGTTTGATCAAAATGCTTTGCCACGTCACTCAATGGGAGAAGACTGGGGTAAAAATAATTATGCAAAAGCATGGGTAGCAATGAAAGATTTTCAAATGCTTCCTCTAGATACTTCAATTACTAATACTGAGAATGCCACCAACTTTAATCATTATCAGACTTTAAACATGGAGCAAACTAGCAGATTGATGTCAAGAATTCAATTAGCTAATTATTTTAAACAACAATGCTTTGATGCAATAGGTATTAACCCACAACGTTTAGGAGGAGCTGTATCAGCACAAACTGCAACAGGGGTAGTACAGGCTATGCAACAATCATATGCTCAAACAGAGATGTATTTTGTACAGCATTCAGATCAACTTATGCCAAGAGTACATCAAATGAGAACTGACTTAGCACAATATTACTGTAGTAATAATCCAAGTGTTAGGTTATCTTATATATCTACAGAAGCACAAAAGGTTAATTTTACTATTAATGGAACAGATTTATTAATGAGAGACTTTAATATATTTGCTACTACTAAAACTAATCACAGAGCTATCTTAGAGAACTTAAAACAAATGGCTTTAACTAATAATACTACTGGAGCAAGTATCTATGAATTAGGTAATATTGTTAAAGCAGACTCAATTGCAGAAGTAACTGACATACTAAAAGACTCTGAAGTTAGACAACAACAACAACGTCAACAAGAAATGCAACAGCAACAGCAAATGCAACAACAAGCACTTGAAGCAAAAGCTCAGGAAGAACAACAAAAGCTACAAGTAGAGATTTCTGAAAATGATAAAGATAGACAAAATGATATTACTTTAGCTGAAATAAGATCAGCTGGTTTTGGATCTGCAGTTGATATAAATCAAAATCAACAATCTGATTATCAAGATGCTATGAAAGATATTAGAGAAACTACACAGTATAGAGAACAAATGAATCTTAAACGTGAAGAATCAAATTCTAAACAAATGATGGAAAGTAGTAGATTAGATGTTGAAAGAGAGAAAATATCTGCACAAAAACAAATAGCTGACACAAAACTCCAAATAGCACGAGAGAACAAAAATAAGTATGATGTTGGGAAATCAGGAGATAAAAAATAGGCGTTAGCTATATACTGCTAAAAACTTTTAAATTTTTTTAAATATTATAAGTTTGTTTTAATAAACATTTCTTATATTATATATATAGAAAGTATTAATTATTAAAACCAACATAATTATGAGTTCAGAAGAAACAACTATGGATAGTAAAGTAGAGACTATAGATATTAATTTAGATGAGATCTTTAATGGTGCACCAGGAGGTGACACTATGACTTTACCAGAGGAGAAAAAAGAAACTCCTAAACAAAAAAATATTTTTTCAGGAAATAATAACAAATCAGATTTTTCTTTTGCTGATCCTGATCAAGATGATGCTGATGATTTAACAGCTAAGGTTGAAGAAACCAAAGTAGAAGCAAAAGAAGAAGAAAAAGAAGAGGTTAAAGTAGAAGAAGTAAAAGCAGAAGAAACTAATAAAGAAGATGCTGCTGATATTTTAGATACATTAGACAATGAAACAGAAGAAGAAGTTGTCAAAACTAAAAAAGGTAGAAAGCCAATCAGTGGTATATCTGATGTTTTTTCAAAATTAATTAAGGATGATAAAATTGTTCCTTTTGATGATGATAAAGATTTAAATGATTATACTGCTAAAGACTGGGAAGAGCTTATACAAGCTAATTTAGAGGAGAAGGCTAACCAGGTTAGACGTGAAACTCCTAAACAGTTTTTTGATAGTTTACCACAAGAATTACAAATAGCTGCAAGATACGTAGCTGATGGTGGTCAAGATTTAAAAGGATTATTTTCAACTCTATCACAAGTAGAAGAAAGTAAATCTTTAAATATTAAAGAAGAAAGGGATCAAGAAAAAATTATAACTGAGTACTTAAGTGCAACAGGTTATGGTACTTCAGAAGAGATCCAAGAAGAAATAGAAATTTGGAAAGACTTAGGTAAGTTAGAGAAACAAGCTTCAAAGTTTAAACCAAAATTAGATAAGATGCAAGAAAAAGTTGTTGCAAGAAAACTGCAAGAACAAGAGTTGAAGAAAAAACAACAAGAACAAGCATCTCAAGAATATATGAAAAATGTATATAATACATTAAAAGATGGTAAGATTAATGAAATAAAGGTAGATAAAAAAACACAAGCTATGTTATATAATGGTTTGGTATCTCCATCTTATCCATCTGTAAGTGGTAGAAATACTAATTTATTAGGACACTTACTAGAAAAATATCAATTTGTTGAGCCAAACTATGGTTTAATATCTGAAGCATTATGGTTGCTACAAGATCCAGAAGGATATAAAGCAAAGATAATGGATAAAGGTGCACAAAAAAGTGTAGAGGCAACTGTTAGAAAATTAAAAACAGAACAGGCTAATACTGGTGGATCTTCTTCATTAGGGGTTAAAGACAAAGAACCTTCAAATGCTAGAACAACAGGTAGAAAAAAACTACAAAGGGCTAACAACATTTTTAAACGCATTTAATTAGGTAAATTAAATATAAATGAAAATTAATTATTAATCAAAAACAATCAAATTTATGGCAACTCCAGTTTTAAATAATGGGATTTTCCTACGTGATACAAGCTACAAAGCTAGTTCACATGTTGATTCTTATCACCTTACACAGATGCTTGGCAATGCTGAGCCTATGGATATGGGACCAATTGATTTATGGGCAATGACTCAGAAGGTAGAGATGCCTTTATATCAAATGGCATCATTCGGTGGAAAGAATACAATCATGGTGGACAACGCTAGAGGTGAGTACAAGTGGCAAACTCCTATTGCACAAGATCTACCTTACATAGTAGCAGATATTGACGCTGCAAATACTTCAAAAGGTATTGACGGAACAACTTTCCAGATTAAGATCAACAAAAGAACTTTTGGACATGGTGACATTATTACTTATGATAAGTATGGTGGAACTGAATTATATGTAACTGCTGATGATATCTTACCACAAGGTGA